AGTTAAAACATTAAGAGACTGACCAGCAGTATTATCATAAGCAGAATCAGCTGTAGCTTGAGAAGTACCACCAATTAATTTAATTGCACCATTTGCAGTAGCAAGAACGGGAGCTTCGGTACCGAGTGGAAGCTCGACAGCAGTTCCCTTTTGAGGCCAGGGTAAACATGACGTAAAATAGTCATGTCTCTTTCCGCGCCTAAGCAGAACGTAATCAGCAGGATCGTCAGGACCATCATCCGTATCCACTGTAACAGAATCTTGAAGATTTTCATCACGAAACCACTCGTTGTAAATAAGATTATAAGCACGCGTCCATAATGCAGAATGAGACAAAGACGCAATCTTTGTAGGAATACCCATATAGTCATAAAGAGACTGCTCCGCGTAACCTCCGCCTGGGCTAGTGAGCGTAGGAACTAAGTAATCAATACTATCACCTGGATCAGTTTGCTCGCCATTCATTTTTTGCCAGTTATCCCAAATCAAACGAACTGGAACAGCAAAAAAGAAAACATCGAGAAACATGTTATCCATTACAGGTTGAATAGGTGTAGCAAGACGTGCAAAAGCAGTCATCTTTAAATTAAAAGTATCACCAGGTAAAGCTTCATCCACAAATACAGGAACTAAGTAACCAGCATCAAAAGTTGTTTTATAGCCATGAGAACGATTAAACTGAGAACGTGGAATATGAGCTTGAGGAATTTGGGCAAAATTGTGAGCCATTACTGACTGCATACGCATAATTATCACTCCTTGATAAAAGCTGTAGACCCGAAGCAGTAGAACGCGGACCAAGCAGAACTACTGCACATTGCTACAATAAGATTGATCATATTATAACAAGCTTCGGGCCTCTATAATAGCATTAAGCAGCATTAGAATCACGAACGAACTCAATAGCAACACCTAAGTTTTTTCGAGTGTCAAGTAATTGAATAGAAGCATTAGAGGGATCAAAAGTCCCAAGTTCAAAAAGAGTATAATCACCAGGGTGTTGACTAATAGAGTTTTGAGGATCATTGATAGAATCCTCAAAAGCGCGGAGAGCAGCACCAGTAGAAGGCATGTAAAATGGTTGATTATAAGCTTCAGCTTTTGAGTCATAGACAGTAAATAATTTTAATTTCATAACAACTCCATTAATAAGGAAGAGTACGAATTAACTTTTCCTTTTTTACATTTTGAATAAACTCACGAATAAATAAACGATCAAGAGAATTGTTAGGGTTAGAATCACCATTCTTAATACGTTTAGATTTGATATAAGCATGCATATCAGGATCTTTTAGTAACAAGAGCTCATCATAGCGACGAGGAGGAGAAAATTTACGACCATTAACAATAATAAAATCGTGAGGATAAATATCAGACCAAAATTCATCAAACCAAGAAGTAGCTATACCATTTGACATAGCACAATACTCAGGCTTAACAGAAGAAAGCTCACCGGTCTGAGGATCAGAGAGACGCAAGTAGTGAGTATCAGATTGTGCACCAGTGATTTTTTTTGTTGCATAACGAGCAACGTAAGAAGCAGATTCAAAGGTGACAGTGCCAACAGAAGAATAACCATAAGATTTCTCAGTATGTGGATCGGTCCAAAGAGAAGCAAGCATATCAGAACGATATAGAACATGTCCATTACGAACTGAAAGAATTTCCTTATCAGGAAAATCAAAGTTAAAAAGAATAATATGAAAATGAGGACGGTGATTAAGATCACCATATTCGCCACAAGCAAAATACTTGAGTTTACGATCAGTTTTACGACGTAAACGTTTTAAGAATTTTTGAACATAAGAATGATCAAGAGATTTATTAGTTGGTAAAAATTCATCATTGAAAGTAAGAGTAATGAAACAATTATGATCAGACATCATTGATTGATGTTGACAACGAATACCCCAATCAACAGATTTTTTTAAGCGACAACCAATGCATTGACCGCAAGAAACTTTTACAGGTTGGTCAATAAAACCATCATTTTTAGAGAAAACGAGTTTACGTTTTCCAGAAGGCGTTTTTTGAATAGACCTATAGCCCAGAATAGGTGTATAACACGTCATCGTTAATTTCCTAAATGTAAAACCCAGTGTGAGGTGCAACTCGCACTGGGATTTTTTTATAAACGAATACCGCCGCGCATTACGCGAGGTTTATAATTTTTTTTATGAACACGCTTAGCAGTTTTAGAGAACAAACGACGAGAACGTTTTTTAGTAAGCTTTTTTCTTTTATACATAACAAAGTACTCCTGTGGTTTCTTTTTAAGCAAGTGGTGTCACTGCCGCCAGTTACATCAAGTAGGTAACTGGCGGAGGATCCTTTTAAGTATCCAAATTTTGAACAAGTTGTTCATTTTTTGAATTAGAATTAGCATCAGCCTTTGAACTAGAAGGCTGATTACTATCTACAGATTCAACATCCATGGAACGGTCTGTAGAGTCCGGAGATTCAAGAATACCAAGAGATTGTAACTCAGAAGCTCTAGAAGGATCATTAAGAGCATTTATGAGATTAGTAGGGTCATTATCAAAATGACGACGAACGTCGCTAGGAAGGTCCTGAAAGGACTCCTGAGCCTGAATTACAAGGTTACAAGCATCTTGATAAGTAGTGACTTGGGAAAAGTCACCATAACGTGGTGTTTTTGAATTAATGTGAGTCAAAACACCAGTTTTAGCATAACGTTTAACAATGTTATTAACATCACATTCATCACGAAGATTTTGTTGGACAATAGAATCACCAGAAGTTTCAAAAGTAGAACGACGTTGTCCAGAATAAGCGTGACGAAATGGAATACATTTCTTTTTTTCGATTTTAGTCATAATGACCTCATTATTTAGCACGACGATTAGCCCAATATTGTTGAGCACGTTTAACACGAGTATGAGAACGAGCAACAGATCGCTGCCAAGAAGGTGAAGAGGAGGAAGAAGCCACATTCTTAGCAGAATGTGAAGCAATCTGCTGAGATCTCTCAGCTAAAGCATTGACCACACGATAAGGTAAAGCCATGGCTTTAGCTTTAGGAACAGCTAATTCAGATAGACGAGCATCAGCTTCAGTTTTTTCAGTCTGAGCTTTAATATTAGCAATTTGATTATGAAGAAGAGCAGCAGTAGCTGCAGAATTAATAGGATTTTCCATACGAGCAGAAGCACCAGGAGGCGTAGAAGCACCTCCTTGAGAAGCAGCAAGAATAGGATTTAAACCAGCCTTTTTCATATCAGCCATAGAACGCTGATAAGCAGTAGATGACATTCGCTCCTGGAATGCCATCTGTTCTTTAGAAATACGCTGATTAGTTTCATTAGTAGATTGTTGAGACTTATAGCCTAAAAGAGCACCACCAACAGAACCAATAGCATCTAAAATTTCACCAATCATAACTCACTCCTTAGAAGTGATCGATCAAACCAGGAACACTATAAACAGGCATTGGTCGAGCACAATTAAGATTGATCATAGAATCAAATAAGAAATGAGGTTCAGTTGGAACAGCAATAATACGATCAACAGGAGGATTATCCTCAATAAATGATGCATTAAGAGAAGGCAAAGAACCAAATTCTTGAGCTAAATGCCAGTTATCAAGAGAAGTAGTAGCATTAGATCTGAATTGACCAGTAACCAAAGATGGTTTATAGCGATATTCAGCATAACGCTCTTGATAACCAAAGACTAAATCATCATTAGCAGAAGCATCAGCATAAATTTCTTTATTCAAGACAGCTTGCTCGCCAATATTAGATAAAGAAGGCCAATAAAAATCGTAACGAGTAGAACGAGACCACATACGATTCAAACCTTGCTGATAATTTAAATCAGCACGAGCAGAAACCATACCAAGAAGAACACAATGTTCAGTAAAAGATTTAACGAAGCCATGGTCATGCATAGAAGCAGTACCAAAAGCAGATAAATTACCTTGAGGAGTAGTTGCATCAGTAGAACTTGTTTGAGCAACAGGAGTTATATTTACATAAGTAGAACCACAAGATAATAACTCAGGACGCTGTAAACGAGCATCAGGAGAAACAACACCGAAATGAGAACGAATAATTTCAGTATAACGAGTGCCACCACGAGCATCACGTTCTAATAATTTCTGAATCTGGAAAGCCTCACGAAGCTGATTAATCGTAGCAGCAGTAGCAGAAGATAAATCAGTTTTAAGAGGCATAGCAGAATTATTAGGACCGAAAGATAAAGCCTCACCTTGTGTAAAAGTACCGGTTAAAACATTAAGAGACTGACCAGCAGTATTATCATAAGCAGAATCAGCTGTAGCTTGAGAAGTACCACCAATTAATTTAATTGCACCATTTGCAGT